CAAACGCACCAAGGCCTGACATCAAGCCTTTTTCTAAACTACCCGTAGCCAAAGCAGTGCCCCCACCCACAATACTCGCAGCCATAAGCGGCCCAACTCCGGGAATCATAGATAAGCCAACACCAATAAGCGTAGGCAGTAGTGCCTTTAAGAAGTTAGCTTCGGGCAAGCCCGTTTCGGGGTTAATTGTGAGGGAGCCACCATGCGCCATAGCCAGCGCCTGCAAGCCATAAACTTCTTTTGGGGTCATGTGGATAAGGACGGTATCTTCGCCCCGGCCAGCTTTTTGCACGCTATGTGCTAGTTCATGAAGGCTCATAAAGCACCCTTAAAAAGTTTTGTCAATGGTATCACGCGGGGATCGAGGATACAAAGGTAATAGACCCGATTGCAGACGGGATAGCAGGCATGGGAAATGGGCTAACTTGCGCGGATTCCGCGTGTAAATAAACGCCTGTGTTAGCTAAATCTGCTGTTGCCGCTACATCTGCAGCCCAAACTAGCCCCACGGAACTTTCCGCAGGAACAATAAAAGTAACGCTGGAATACGCAACTAAAAAGCCATCAACCCCGCCATGCGCTTCATGAATAGAAAAACGGCGGCCAGAATCTACAACGTCCACCCCGTCTAGTTGTAGCCAAACAAACAACTCATGAAGTTGTGATGCGCTATTTGCTACCTGTAAGCTGTAATCAATCTTGTATATGCCGGGGAATAGCGGTGTGGCAGTATTGTCGTTATTTAATGTAAAGCTATTGCTTGACTCAAGCGTGTTCCACTTAACTACTGTTGGATTATTGTTGGGTTGGGGCGTTAGCTTGGCGTATTGATCGGTCGTATCTGCCGCAGCAATATGGGGAAATCCTAAAAAACGCCCGCCTTCATTTGTCAGTAAGTTACCTGTTACGTTATCTATCTGCGTAAAGTACAGCCGTAAAATATTGTTTAAGGCATCTTGGTACTGCCGTACGTAGTCATCAGGAGATAGCACTAGCGCGGGCTGTTTTGTAGGAACTAGCCGGTTAGGGATAACAGATTTAACTGTCATAATTATCTCCTGCCATCGGCGCGTGTATTGATACGCATAGCGCCTAACTGCCACTTCGTACCAATAGTATTTGACGTAATTCTTAGTGCTATTTGCCGACCGCGAACGCGTGTGTTTACAACTTCCGTAAACTCTTGAACGGTGTATGTATTTTGCGATGCATAAGATTGTGCGGATATAACTTCTGGAGAAGCCCCTACACCATACGCTGCACCGGGATTTTGTCGAGGGCGTAAAGTAACCGCTACTTCTGGCTTATTTGGGTTTGGTGTAGTAGACCCATCAAAAGAAAAGTCTGGAACCATTTGCCAAACAAAAGTAAACCGATCACCGTCATCAAGGTCAATATCCGATGATTGAATAAAAGCTTCAATAGGCCGGGTGCGTTCTAGGTCGGACTTATCATCGTTGCCAAACTCATGAAACAGTGTCGCATTCCCACCATACAAAGTGATAATGCTGTCTACCGTATGTGCAATAGCAGCAGAATCAAATTGCGCGCGTATACATCCGGTAAGCGTTGCGCCGTTATTTTGTTCGTAATAAATAATTTCTGTGTCAATTTGTACAAAACCGCTATTCGGAAAGCTAGTGGTGTCGTTAACAACAAGCTCCGTGCTGTCTTCAGTAACGGCTTCAACTAACAAAGAATTTTGTGCCCCCGCCGCTGCTTGCGGGTATTGCCTACTAGCGGAATCTAACCATGCAGTGCGTTGTAAACTCCCGTAGTACCATACGTTGTCTAAATAGTTAAATACAACGTACTTATCAACCATGTTGGAATTGGCAGAGCAGTAAAACCACCACACTTCCGAATACCCCTCGTTTGTCCCGGCGTATACTTGATACCCTTGATCTTTGTTAAAGTCTTGAAAAACGTACTGGCGTAATGTAGACGGTAGCGTTTCTACTCGTCCAGAGTACATGTAAAACTTGTCTGTGCCCATCCAAAACACCATACCATTGGCAATAGCCATTGCATTAGGGCTAATTAATGAAATATTATCTGCAAGGATATTAAAGCCCCATACGTATGGTGGCCCAAGGTACTGCATAGAGTAGAATGCGGCGTCTGTCCAAATAAGTATTTCTTGTCGAGACTGTATAGCCGCAATAATTTCGGAACCGTGCGATAGACGATAGCTTCCGGCTTGATTAAGAACACTTGGCGTCCACACATTGTAGTCTTCGTTAGTAGACCACCGCACAAGCATTGGGTCAAATTCTCCAGTACCTATAGGGGCTTCGTATTCTGTGCAACCAAAAGCAATAACAATACGTGTGGCATCTGAAACCATTACTTCATTAACTTGGTCAGGTATGTTTGTGCCAGTGATTAACGCGGCACGCGTAGTAAAATCAGGAGTTGAGCCGTTACCCGGAATCCAAACATACAATGCGCCGCCGCGTGGATTTATTATTAAGTATTCCCCAAAAGTGGTCTGATTCCATAGCCGAAGCTGTAGCCCGGCTCCTACACCGGCACCGCCAACTGTAAAGCCCTCACCCCAACCAGCACGTGACCAAGTACCAACACCCCAACCAGTGCCTATTGTGTATATGGGTAAGCCTACAGTTAGTAAGAAACTTACAGCAGCCGTTAGCCCCGTAACCGTATCATTACCTGTAGCACTTACATAAGAAAGTGGGGCTTCTAATGGCGATATTTCGCGTAAAAGGATGCTAAATTCGGAACCAGAAACGTACGTAACAAAATACTGTTGGTTAAAAACAGCAACAGGCACTCCACCAATTAAATTGCTAGGCGAATTTACCACGCCACTAATATTAACAATATCGCCTGTTTGATAGCTTGGAGCGCCAGATACTGTAATTGTAGCTTTGTACTCATCGACGAATACTTGAACATCTGTAACTACACCAACGGTACTTTGTAAAGGTGTTATATCGTAATAATTCCCACCGTTTTCAATGTAAAATTTTTGATTAGTGCCAACACCTAGCAAGTTAAAGTTTTTAAGCGTTACCCAATTCCATAGTGATCTACACACACCCAAAAATTTATTAGGTGATATTGCCGCCCATCCGCCAATTTTTTCAGCAAAACCGGAACGAAACCGTACTTTGTCGGTTTCAAACCAACTACCTTCATTTGTTAGCGTAGTACCTTCCCGGTTTACGCCCGGTTTAAAGATTAGCTTTTGTAGCGGCATGCATTACTCCGGCGTAGTAGGCCATACAATATCAGTAGGAAATTCAGGCTGCTGCGGAACATCTAACAGTGCTTGCCTGTATACGCGCCATTCTTGCTTTTTACTTTCAGACAACGTTTCCCAACGCATAGGGTTAAGCGTGTCTACAGTAGTTTGTAAAAGTCTGTCTCGGCGTTTACGATTAACAATAGGCGCTAGTACGCGCTGTTCCTCTTCTATTTTGTTTTTTTCTGCTTCCGATACGTCACGAACTTCCCATGTCATAGCGCCGTCTACTGGATAAACTTCTACAGCATACTGATACCATGCCAAATCACTGGGGGCATCTTTTCCTGTGTATGCTACCCAATCTTTTATTTCTGTTGTTGTTATCAGCATATCCGGCATATCTAATTTTTTGCATAACTGTTCGTACGTTACACTCCATTCAGATTTGTCTTTTTTTGCATAGTAGTACATACGTTCTCCTATTACTTAGAACCCGGAACAGACTTTTTAGACCCGGAAGCCATTGTTTGACTGCTGGTAAACCCACCATTAATATTATTAGTAATTGTCCATGTGGGGTTTGCCCCTTGCGTTTGCTGCAATATGTTGGCCGCGCTTGCATAATACGCCGTATCGCAATAAAAACCAGAAGTGGTTGAGGCAGCCGATATAGCTTGTCTTGTGTACGTAGATCCAGATACAGCCCAAGTTCGCACACCGCCAGTAGCCGCTGCACCAAATACTGTAGCGCCATCTGGGCTCCACGTAATGTCGGAAGCGCGTTCTGCAACGGTACTACCGGGGTCGGTACGTGTCCACGTAGTACCAGATATTGAATACACATAAGTACGTGTAACGTTGCTACTACTTTTCCAAGATACTAAAGCTTTATCGCCAATAGCGCTAAACCCAAAACCGTATACAAGTGAATCAGCCCCCGGTATTTCCCCGAACAGAAGACCAGGTAATAGGGTAAACGTATCTCCTGAACGGCTATATCGTGTTAGTGAATTTGTCGTAGTAGTTGCGTTTTGGTACCAAATAGTTAAAACTGAACCATCTGGAGACCAAGCTGCCAAATCGGCAGCCATAACGCCAGTAGTGGGATACGAGCCGGGTATAGTTATAGTAGTTTGTGCGGCCCATGCTGACGAAACGCGTTTAGCTATAAATACTGGCCTCGCGGTGCTAGCATCTATTGTTTTACCGGCAGGTATTGCTACATACGTATTAGAAGGATCCCATGTAATACCGAACGCAAATGTTGCCATATCTGTAAC